CTGATAATCGCTCGCGGCCCACAGCCAGCAGACATCCTCAAGCCAACTTATGTGTTTGGTGGCATCCCGCTCACCCAACGGATCTATGAGCGTGTTTATGCCGCAGAGCGAACCGCCAACGAAGCGCCATTGCTTGCACTGAACAAGCGCACCCAGGCCCTTCACGTTGACGTCGAAAAGGCGATGGCAAACCAGGACAAGTTCGAGAGGCGCCTTGGTTGGTGGGTCAAGTATCGCGACAACCATGCCGTAAAAGTCCTCGGGACTGAGGAAAAAATCGATCAATTCGACACCTCGTTGGCAGATTTCGACGCAGTGATCATGAACCAGTATCAGCTGGTTGCCGCCATCGCCAAGACCCCTTCCACCAAGCTTCTGGGGACGTCGCCTAAAGGCTTTGATGCCACAGGCGAGTTTGAGATGAAGTCTTATCACGAAGAGCTGGAGAGCATTCAGACTCACATCATGATGCCGATGTTGGCTCGTCATTACATGCTGGCTGCACGCTCAATGGGCCTGCAGACTCAAGTTATGGTTGTGTTTGAGCCTGTCGATTCTATCACCACCCAGCAGAAGGCCGACCTCAACGACAAGAAGGCCGACACAGATACCAAATATGTAAACATCGGCGCAATATCCCCTGAAGAGGTGCGCCAACGTCTCAAAGATGACAAGCATTCAGGCTACAACAGACTCACAGACGACGTGGCAAACGAAGAACCTGGCATGTCACCAGAGAACCTGGCCAAGTTTGAAGAGGCAGGGGCGAAAGCGAAAGAGGCCAATGCACAGGCCAGCGCTGTGGCGCCGTTGCAAGCTGCGCCGGTCGAGCCTCCAGCGGCCTTGCCACCGGTGGCCACAGATCCACTGTCTGAGCAGACGGACGAAGAGCCGAACCCAAAGCCTAATGCAGCCGATATCCTGCGCCAGATCGTTGGCGCGCTGGCTGCCCTCCAGGCCCATCTGACTCCAGAAGGGGACATTCGTAAATCGGATTCTATTGGAGTCGCGCGAACGTCTACCCCAGGCGTGCAACCTAGCGTTGGCGCTTCAGTGTCCGGTATTGCCAACGTCGTCAGCGAGAAAGAACCTGGAGAACTTCCAGACTTAAAGGTCGGTGACATGCTTGTGAAAGTTGAAAACCCATCCGGCTCTATCAGATCAGGCAAGTCTGCTGACGGCGAAACTTGGTCAGTAAAGATGAATCACCACTATGGGTTCATCAACGGAACAAAGGGTGCTGACGGCGATGAGGTTGATTGCTTTGTAGGCCCAAACCACGAAGCCAGCGGCGTGTTTGTTGTCAACCAGAACAAAGCTGATGGATCCACGTTTGACGAGCACAAGTGCATGATAGGCTTTGAGTCTCAGGATGAGGCCAAGGCAGCGTACATGGGAGCCTACACACCAGGCTGGAATGGCTATCGTGACATGGTGCCGATGACCATGGAACAGTTCAAGGAGTGGCTTACTACTGGCGACTTGACTCAACCGGCACGGATGTTCAAGAATGGCATTTAAGGCATCCAAAGAAAGAAAGCGCAGAAGCCCTGACCCAGTCGGAAAGGGCAACCCGCTCATTCCAAGCGCGGCCATAAGGATATGGTACGCGCAGCAGCTTAATGCAGTAGTCAAACCGATGATGGCCGATTACAAAGCCGAACTCAACAAAGCAATTGAGGCGCGCCCAGTAAAGCAGTTTTTCGCTCAGGACGCTGCCGCAACTGACCTTCTATCGCGCGTAATGGGAATTCTGCAATCTAAGTGGGAGAACATCTTTGCAGGATTTGCGAAGAGCTTGGCCGATGACTTTGTCAAGAAATCTGATGAGCATGCAACTTCAGCAACCAAATTCAGCCTGTCATCTGCTGGGATAGTCGAGCCGCGAGCGACCTACAACGAGGCTGTTGCCAACGTTCTTGGAGCAGCCCAGAAATTCAACCACACGTTGATCACCGGCATTCAGCAAGATGTGCACGAGAAAATATATACTGCAGTAATGCTGTCATTGACTTCGCCAGACCCTCAAAGTCAAGGCGCATCAGGCATCGAAGCCGCACTGAGGAAGACTAATGAATTTTCCGAGGACAGAATAAAACTAATCACAAGGGACCAGACAAGTAAGTTGTTCAGTTCACTCAGTGATGAGAGAATGAAAGAGAATGGATGTGAAGAGTTTGAGTGGTTGCATTCATCTGCAGGCAAAGTACCGCGCCCTGACCATGTTCACAAAAATGGCCAGATATTCAAACTGAACGACCCAAGGTTATGGGAAGGCCCCAAAGCAGATCAGGGACCGCCTGGATGGGCAATAAACTGTCGTTGCAGAAAAGTACCAATCATTAACCCTTAATAGTGAGAAATTGACATGCAAACTGCACAAGTGGAAACAAAAGATGGATTCATTCCTGCAGTAGTCGTTGAACTTTATGACAGACTGGGCGACAGCCAGTTCTTCAGTTGGCGTTGGGCGGTAATTGACATTGCATTCCTTTCCCTTATTTTCCTGCTTTGACTAATTGCGGTTGCGGATCGCCGCAATATCCATCCGCAACCGCGAAACCCGCGCCGCGCCTGGGCTGCACATACTTAGTTGCGGAATTGCGGTTGCGGGTTGCCGCGCTGCAAAAGTCCTAGGCCCCTTTTATTTTATACTTTTCTAAATAAGATTTTATCCGCAATAACGCAACTAAGTATGTGCAGCCCAAGTATTACGCGGCGTTGCGGGTTGCGGAATTAGTTGCGACTGAATAGTTCATCAAAACCAACCGCAACTTCGACACAAGGCCAAGGAGCTTGC